CCCACAAATAACGATTACCCGCCCCCCTGTGCAACTCAACCGCACCCACAAATGCATCTCCCACCCACCAGGCGGTTTCTTTGTAGTCCACATCGTTGGAGGCATTTTTACTCAACTCAATGCCGTTTTCAGGCAGCACAACCCCACTCACATTTTCGGGTTGCGTGGGCGGCAATAGCTTACCCTGTACCGTGTAATGATCGGCTGTTAGCCACGGGCTCATCTGCCCCAAGCGCGACACCGTGCGCGCACGCACGCGCACTATTTGCTGGTCACGCAATTCACGTAAATTTATTTGTGGGTCGGAATCAATTGGAAAACTTTGCCAGCCGGCGCTTGCACTGAGCGCATATTGAAACTGCACATACCCCGCTCGTGGATCACTTGACGGCGTAACCGAAACCGTTAACGCTGTTTTTATGCTGGCATTGTCGCGGTATAAATTTTCAAGAAACGATAAATTAGTCGGCGCCGGAATCGGGCCTTCGGGCAGCAATGAAAAATCGGGATCGTCAAACACCAACCCCTGCTCAATCCGCGCGTATTTATGCGGGTCGTACTGATCGGCCTCGACGGTATACATATCACCATCGCCCCGCATCAATGAGCGAATACGGTACAGCGGCAACTCTACCTCTGCCGCACTGAGCACCCACATGGCGCCGACCACAATCTCACCCAACTCGGTATCGGCCGTTATTGTATTTTCAGTTAATTCAATAGTCGTAACCGCGCGAGCCTGCAGCGAACCGTCTACCGCCACATAACGCAACGTATAACTGTAAGCTAAGGGTAAATCGGCGGGCAACGCATCAACCGACAGTACCGCACCGTTCGCGCTGCGCGCTCGGCCACTCAACCGCGCACCCGCAATCGCCGGATCTTGCACACCCACCACATCACCAGGGCGCACAAAAAGTTGGTCCAACCCACACTGGTAACGTACGCTACGCGTTAACGTTTGGTCGGCATCCACTTCAAAACGCCCCAGCCTCCGCGCCTGACCAACGCTGTCGGACCCAAACGCCACAATGTCACGCTGGCGCCAACCAAATTGCGCTATCGCGTCAGCGTCTTCCCACACATCAATCGCCGGTCGGCCTCCGTCGGCCGGGTTGCTGTAGGTTGTGAGTACCGCCGTTGCACGGGTTTTTAAGCTTTTACTGCTGTACCGAAACTGGCCACCTATTACATTCGCGGGCGATACAATAGCCACCGCATCGCTAGGCGCATCCTGTACAAAATTCAGCGTGCCACTACCATAATAATTCACCGCCCTAAAAGCGCTCGCCACTTTGCGTAACAACGTAAACGCATCATCTTGCGTGCGAATTTGTGCGTTAAACGTGTAGCGCGGTTGATAGCCACCAAAACCATTGAGCACCAGCTCATCACAGTATTGCGCTATCTGATACAGCGCACCTTTATTCACCCGCGCCACATCAACATATTCACCTAAACCGTAGCGGTCATTGCACACCAAATCGTACAACACCCATGCCGGGTTATCTGTCCACGCCAACTGAAAAGTACCATCCCAAATACCGGCATAGTCGCGCGTTTGCGGGTTGTAATTACTGGGCACCTGCACAATAAGCCCGCGCACATCATAACTGCGCTTGGGCACCTTCTCGCCAAATTGGTCGGCATCAATGGTAATGGCAAAATACGCACTATTGGGGTACGACAATTTTGCATCGATGACTTCTGTGTAACTCGAAAACCACGTTTGATCTTGTATCGTTGCGTCGTTGCCGTGGTCAGCCGATACGCGCCGCAGGCGAACCAACCACGGCACGCCGCCTAACGGCTTTTCAACACGAAACTGCTTTTCGTAATCCGCGGTTGTTTTACCGCGCACGGTGTTTTGCAATACCTCTTTCCACTCACTACCGTTCGACTGCACATCCACGGCAACGCTAACGCTGTACCCGTGCAGGTCGCCGTCGTCACTGTCTTGCTTAGTGAGCGTGGGAATAACCAGCTTTACTCGCACCGCATCCACATCGGCATCGGTTATCGTGCGTTCAACCGGCGAACCAAGTAACACCTCTTGATCAACAACGCTTTCAGACTCAACCGCCGCAAAACCCGGCACAGACGTTTGCGACGGCGTACCCACCCGCTCATCCACCTGCACGCCTTTAAAATTAAATGTGCCATCCAAATTTTGCACCGGTACACCGTCAAAATAAACCGACTGTAACCCGGCAACCAGCCCGCTAATTTCACCTTCCGAAACATAATCCACAATACGCGCTGTGGCCACACTGCGCAGTGTGTTGGCATCTTCCTGCGCGGCGCGCGCTGCACCACCGCCACCCTTTCCGCCCTTTGCTCCCATTAATTGCATCGCTTATATCTCATCGTCTTCGTCAAGCGGTACACTGTACGCTTGCGCCACAGGCTCACCGTAACCGACCTGCTCACTGCTAATGCCCGCCGACACAACCGCCGAACCCGCGTTGCGCACACGCCCGTAGATAAGGGGCCTACACACACCCTGCTCGGTTGTATTCACCGCGCCACTGAATAACGCCGACAAATTTTGCTCCCGGTCTTCGTAGGCACTGGCATTGGGTGCCATCGCGCCTGCGTCGTAACCGACTTTTCGACCAACCGCCTGTGGCATAATATGCAGCTCGCAACGCCCGCCAAAACCAAGCCGCAAACAGTTACTCGTAATGGGTTCGCCTTTTTCTTCCAGTGATAAAAAATAGCGGCCACTTCGAAATTCTTTTTTAAAGCCAGGCAATACCGACTCTAAAAACAACACAGCATCGAGCGGCGTGACTACCTCCACTGCATGACGCGCACCGCTAATCAGCTTGCCAAGCGCACCGTAAAAATACACATTAATCATGCCGCAACCACTTTTGTATTTTGCTTTTCCACAAATGTAACGGCCCCCGACGCGACAAAAGCGTGTCACTAAAACCGCCACGAATATCACCCACTTGATGCCCAATTAAACCGCCACCCTCGTACACGCCCGCATGATTAATAACCGGGCTTTTACCGAACTGCGCAAGAAAGCAATCGCCCTCGCGCACATGACTGGCCTCAATCTCATAAAACCCTTGCGACTTAAAATTTTGCGTGTACAGGTCTTTACCCTGCAGCCACCAATCCCAATCACGGGGAAACTCGTCTAACACAATATCTTTGTGTAACCGGTAATAGTCACGCACATAACTGTAACAGTCGGAAATGCCGTGCTGAAAAGGCCGACCAATAAGGGGGCGAATAGGCAGAGCATCACCCCAAAAAAAAGGCGCCCTCGGGGCGCCTTCGCTTACATAAATAATTCCCCAGGGAACCCCCCAATCTATTTGCCCGCGCATATCCGATGCACTTGGGTAGTAAGGGCCGTTGGGGTGCGAATGAATAACCGCCACTACACGGCCACGGTATTTTTTTACGTCCTCACGCGACACTTCAAACCGCTCGCACGGATTAGCGGCAATGTTTTTAACCGGGCTGTAACCGCGCTTGGTTAGAAACCCCACACTTTCATGCGGATACGCCTCTTTTGCGTGGGCCATGGCCAGCTTTAGATGCTCAGTATTAAACACTTTCACGCACCTTTGCCGCACCGGGAAAACCATCAAACGGCAGCTCTGCATTTTCACCAAAACGCAGGCGGCACGCGGCTAGATTTTTAGAACACCGATCCAACGTATCAGCGCACGCCGTATTGGTTTCATCAAAATAATTCGCACCCACATAGGGGCAAGTGGCCTTGCTATAGTCGAACGTGGCACCCGTATGGCGACGATACCGCGCCACGCACACATCCCGCAGTATTTGCCGACGCGGCAACTTTACGCCGCGCTGATCGAGCAAGGCCGACAACTGCCAACGCACGCTGGTACTTGTCCACTCTTGTAATTGGTCTATCACAAAAAACTCATCGGGCAAACGCTGTTCGAAGTCGGGCGTCGCGCCATCATCTAAAAAGTCGGTAAAGGTTTCCATGACTGTAACCGACGCCCCCACCAAATCATCTAACCCTAATAGCGCGGTTACAAATTGCGCCTCCAGGTTAGAGACCTCCAATACCGGGCGCGGTACCGCCCCCTTTACGGCCCAACTTAGGCCGCTAATTTTTATCGGCATAGGCGTATATACGTCGCCACCAAACACCACGGCGGCACCGTTAAACGGCGCAGGCGCTAGGCGAACAATCTCGCCACCCAAGGCCGAGGCATCCACCACAAACAGTTGCACTTTTGCACCGTAGGCGCTTTGCTGAATATTACGCTCTACGGTCATAGATCAAACACTCGATTAAAGGTACACGTTAACTCAGAATGGGTTGGCCCCATTTTAATGGGGCCAGTAAAACCGTTACACACAAACGCGCCCTGCGCTTCACCCGGCGGCACCCACAAAAACGGCACCACGCCAGCACGAACATCAATAAACTGTTTTATTGTTTCAATGTCTGCGTGCGGCAATGTAAATGTAAGCGGGTAGGCATCCTCCCGACTATTTATACCATCGTGTGTGCGCTGGCTGTAACCGTCACCAAACTGCAGGGTGCGCACGCGGTATTTCACTTTCGGTTTTAAACCGCGACGCGGCTCAAAAGCAGGGAAGAGTTCGGCCATTTTTTACACCGCGTATGAATTAAGTAAACCGCCAGGTTCTTGCTGTAATGCCAATTCTTCCTGCACTAAACCGCGCACCAATTGACGCACAACAACCACCTGCTGGCCATTTTGCTCGAAGGATTCTACCGAATTTTTAACGCCCGGCGCCTCGTGTATATGCACCACCACGCCACCAGCATCCTGTTTTTTACTCGCAATAAAGCGCGTAAAGTCGCGGTTCTGGTTAGGGCTTAAAACACGCTCGCCTTTTTGTAGTAGGTAAGTACTCTCTTGCGGCACATCGGTTAAACCACCGTGTGCAATACCCGCCACCTTAGCCGCATAAGCCCCACCCGTTACCAATACCGAACCCGCCGCGGCCACACCCAACGCCGGGCCAATATAAGGAATAGCCGCCATGGCCTTGTAGGCTTTTATAGCGGTTTCGTAGGTATGAATGGCAATCTTTTTAATTGAATTGCGCTTTTCGTCGTCAAGTAGCGTTTTGCCGATTTGAAGCGCAAGACGCGCCCGCGCTGCCTCTTTTGTGTTCATGCCGTCGTAATAAGCACCGGCAATGTCCAGCATGGACTCCACACCTTTTACCAACGACTTACGCCGCTCGTCATCGGCCCTACCCTGCAACCTCCCCGTAAGGTCGGCATACCGCTGTTCGGTAATTAGTTTCGACTCTAACGCACCTTCCAACATTTGTTGGCGGTTAGCATAGGTTTCCGCCAGCTTTTCCTCTTCGGTTTTTAGTTCGTTTTCTAATCCGTCTATACCCTCCAGCAATACTTTTTGGTCGGCTTTTTTATCCAGTAATTCGGCCTGCGCCACCAGGGCTTCCATTTGCGCATTCGAGAGGTTATCAATTAAACCGTGCTCTAGCTTATAGCGTAATTTTGCGGCCTGTCCCGACAGGCCAAAAAGTTCAATTTGCTGCTGCAGGTTGGCATTAAGCTTTTCGAAATCTTTATTGATAACCACCGACCCAACACCAGGCGCAGGGCCAGCACTCACAACCTTGGCTGGCTTCGCTATTTTCGGTGTAACGAAACCCTCTTCGGAAATTGCTATGGCCTTTTTCAAATAGGCAACTTCTTCCGTCAACTCCTGTTCACGCTTAAGCCAGTTTCGCTTAGCGTGACCACTCACACCGCGCGCCAAATTTGCACGTATTGTTGCCAGTTTCGTTTCCTTTTCGGCTAATTCTTCCGTTAACCGAACCATATCGCCAATTGCCGGGCCAGCAATACTGGCGGCAAGCTCTTCAGCTAGGAACCGCACCACATTAACGGTACCGGCAATAGCTTTGGTTGCCCCCGCAAACGCGGCAATCATGGCATTTGCCAGCGACGTAGCAGCCGCTTTTGTTTCTTGACTTTGTAGT